CGTAAGCGCGTACACAAATACATCATGTCCGGTGGCAAGGTGTTAGAGGATTGCGGCTACATCGCTGGCCGGAATATCCCGATTGTTCCGGTATACGGCAAACGATGGTTTGTGGACAACGTAGAGCGCTGCATGGGGCATGTAAGGCTGGCTAAAGATGCGCAACGCTTGAAGAATATGCAGCTATCTAAGCTCGGTGAGATCAGCGCATTGTCTAGCATTGAAAAGCCCATCCTCACGCCTGAGCAGGTATCCGGTCATCAGATGATGTGGTCAGAAGATAACATCAAGAACTACCCTTACCTGTTGATCAATCCGATAACAGACCTGAATGGAAACCCAACCGCAGTAGGCCCACAGTCTTACACACGCAGCCCACAGATACCACCAGCGATGGCGGCATTGCTCCAACTGACCGACCAGGATATGTCCGAGATATTGGGCAATCAGCAAAACGGTGAAAAGATGGTGAGCAATATTTCCGGTAAAGCCGTGGAGATGATCCAACAGCGCATAGATATGCAAGCCTTCATCTATATGTCCAACATGGCCAAAGCCGTGAGGCGTGTTGGTGAGATATGGTTAAGCATGGCTAAGGATGTGTACGTCGAGGAAGGCCGCAAGATGAAGACCATTGGCCCACAGGATGAGATTGACTCTCAAACCATCATGCGCCCAAAGATCAACGACAGCGGCGAAGTGGAAATGGAAAACGACCTAGGCAACGCAGCTTTTGACGTTGCCGTAGATGTTGGGCCATCATCGTCTAGCCGTCGTAATGCTACCGTTCAATCGCTCACAGGAATGATGCAAGTTAGTGACGACCCACAGACTAAGCAAGTATTACAAGCTATGGCCATGATGAATATGGAAGGCGAGGGTATCAGCGAGGTAAGGGAATATTTCCGTAAGAAGCTGGTGCAAATGGGCGTATTGAAGCCAACCGACGAAGAAGCGCAACAAATGGCAGGTGAGGCTGGAAAGCAAGACCCCAACGCTGTATTCCTCGAATCAGCCGCTGAGGAAGCCCAGGCCAAAGCAGCTAACGCAAGAGCTGACGTACTGTTGACACTGGCAAAGACGGAAGAGACCAAGGCAAAGACCGCAGTTATGCTTAGGGAACAAGCCCCGCAAGTGCCACAGGCAGAACCGACCATTCAGCCCGAACCAGTAGACGAAGAAGGCAAAGACCTTGACCGACAAAAGCGCTTGCTAGAGCTTGAGAATATGCGGATAGAAATGGCCCTTAAGCTAAAGAAGCTAATGGATGACCACGAAGAGCAAGCCAGCAAACCAGCACGCGATCAAGCTGAAAAGGAAGTTAAGGACCGCGAAGGCGCAGACCTTACTAACACTTTCAAAGGCATCAAAGACGCAATAAATCAATTGACTTCTAGCAGCATTGAAGGGTCCAACAAGGCTATCGACGCACTAAAGAAACCCCGCCGATTGATCCGCGAGAATGGTAAAATTGTAGGCATTGAACCAGGCGACAATTGATACTATGAACAACACCACGATGTCGGTAAAGGTTAGTAATCAATGACCGCATTCACCTGTTCCACTGGTGTTGATGAGTTCTTTGACGCAAAGACTGGCGGTTCGGTCAATGCCACGCTGGACACCTACGCAATCAGTAACCGAACGCGCCTTGTAGTGCGCACAGACAGTTATGCCTGTCCAAACCACAGCACAGCATTCGGTTCACTCGACACGGTAACGTTTTCAGGGACTGGCGGGACACTGCACTTTGACCCAACCTACGTGCGCGTTGTGGCCTACACAGCAGGATCGGGCAACTCACCGGCTTTCGGTGCTGCAATCAGTCAAGGCGGTGTCTCTGGCGTGTTCCTTGGTGCTTGGACTAACTGGTTATCAGAGCCAATAGTTCCAGGCGCTGCAATAGGCGCTACCGGATTCATAAAGATCGGCGGCGTGACTGGCGGTAACTTCGCAGCGGGTGCGCTCACTGGCATTACAGCCACATGCTCAGGGCCAGACGTGCAGGGCTGGATTGAATGTCGCGGCGATACGGTGGCGACAATCACAGTGCCACGAATCGGGGCAATGACCAGCACCGAGGCATGGTTCGAGATTGGGACAACCAACGGAACACGAGGCCAGATTATTCCCTGCCCAACGACCGCAACCAATGCGAGTACGTTTCCCGGCGTGTGGATTGAGACTTCCGCAGGCTCTGGTGTCTATGAGAAGTACGCAAGCGTCGGAACAGTAGTTGCATTGGCAACGCACCGAACCGACGCGAGCATGAAAGTTATCACCCAGACAACGGCCGGCATCCGTATTGGTAATGACGGCACGAACGGCGTATTCTTTCTGCCACCAACAGGCTGCAAGGTGCGAATTCCTGCAATAATCCTGACCAACAGCACACGAACTGCATCAGGAACAGGTCCACGAGTGTTACCTAACGCAACGGTCGGTACACGTCAAGAGTTGGTGACAACGGGCGCTGGTTACTTCGACCTTCGCGGTATCGTTAGTCAGTGGTACATGAACTTACAACAGGCGTTCTACGTCAAGTACAAGTCGTGCGCCGTTAGCGACTTGATGAACCTGTACGAGATTGCATCGCCGCTTGACGTAGACGATTGCATCGTTGCACCAACAGCGGCGCAGATCAACACCGCGCTGAACGTTATTTCATGCTTTGCTGGCGGTACGGTTCAAAATAGCGTGTTCGTCAGCTTCTCGCTGGCCACAGCAGGCAGGTACGTTTCCCAGATTAACTACGCAACGGGCGTTACATTCAGCGGCAATAAGCACCAATCAGCAACGCTACGTGCCAACGGAACGACAGGAGCCGTCACGTCTACTCAAGCGGTCAACTGCACCTTCACCAATGAAACATTCATCGGTGGCCGTGGTTTGTTTGTTGGGGCGCAGCGATGCACATTTAACAACCTGACCTACTACGATCACACGATCACCACGACCACGACAGCAACCAACGGTATGTACGGGCTGGACTTTACGACGGGTTGCTCTGGCAATACGGTTAACGGCTATTCGCTCCCACTGCCAAACAACGGGCCATATAACGGGCTTGTATCTGTCTCGGCTTGCTATGACACACTGGTAAAAAACATCGGAACTAGCACAGTCGCACCGCTGGTTATGACCAATACCGTCACCAACGTTGGCGTAAACGGCGCAGGTAACAACGATGGCGTGACCATCAAGCGCGTGTTCCTAAGCGGCACGCGTGGTGGCCCATATCAGTTCGTCAACTCTGACACCAACATCTTGATCGAAAACGTGATGGGCGACTATGCCGACACGAGCGTCATGGCTGGATTGAATGCGACGATGAAGAACGTCGGCATTACTTCCGCTACAACCGGGCAGGTGTCGGTGTATGGCACGCACTGGATCACGCGATTCACGTCTACGACAGCAGGCTTTGCCGAAGTGCTGTGCAACGAACCAACAAGCTCGAGCGCTGCGCAGTGTTTCGTTTCTGGTGGCGCACCACAGTTCAATTCGTCGGGATCGCTGCTACTCACAAAGTCCGGCGACCAGGTTACATGGGAGATGCCCTTCTTTGCCGTGGGTTACACAGCCTTCACCAACACCGCGCCGACAGTAACGGGAACAAACGTAACCTTTACTAGCGGATCGACGTGGGGCAATCACACCATTGAATTCGCAATCAACACAGGCTCGGGTTATGGCGCATGGCTTGGATTGAACGCGGCCAACCTTATTTCACAGACATTCAACAGCACCACAGGATTTAAGCTCAAATTCAGGGCTACAACGCTCACGGTAAACGCAGGTAACGTGATCACAAACATTCGCGCTGCACTCACCACGACTTCGAGCGACCAACAAACCAAGCTATACCCGCTGTCTGTGAATACAATCACGTTCACCGGGCTACCAACTGGAACGGATGCGGTAGTGTTGACGGCTGGCACTTCGACCATTTTGGCAAGCGTTGACGCAGGAGTTGGGACAACTTTCGCTTATCAATATGAAGGCACACCGACTATTGACGTGGGCTTTATTAAGGCAGGCTACGTGCCACAGTACATTCGCAACTTGACGCTAACCAGCGTTGATTCATCAATCCCTGTCAGCCTGACCGTTGACCGCAACTACGCATAAAGGACCATCATGGCAAAAATCACCAGTAAAGCAGACCTGATCGTCGGGACCAACCTGACAATTGACGAGCCGGGGCGAATCATCACTCTAAACGCTGGGGGTGCGCTGGTTGCTAAGGATGGCGTGACGTGGCAGGCTTTGTATTCCAAGCTGGTAGACCTTTGGGCAACATCAACCTATCAAGACAGCCCTTTTCCGGCATATGCAATTGATGCGTTGTCTGGTCAGTTTCAGATTGGCACAGACGGCTCCACATACTCAGGGTGGAAATTCTCCGATACTGACAGCGATGCAACCCGTAACATGCTGCGTGATGGCGGCTGGTCCGAATACTCTGCGGCTGGCGTACTCCTTCAACAGTACGCAGGCTTCATTGGCTTGGGTTCCATTACGCCGGCTACTACGGTGCAGCCTTACTATCACCTTGCACCAACAGACGCAGCGGTGAATTTCCCATTCACTGACCAGTTCAACGTGGGTGTGCGCGTGTTTGGCGATGCAACGCATGGCAACTTTGACAAACGCACTTATGCAAAGGCATATGTCCGTGAGTACGGAAAGAAGTTCAAATCTTCTGTGCTGGCTGATACTGGTGCAACAGGCACAGGAGCGAATAAGGTCAACTTCTTGGTATCCAATGAGGATGACTTGAAGATCACAGGCCTACTGGGTGCTGTGCAAGCCACTGGCGATGCAGCTATGGCTGGCGCTCCGTACTCTGGCATCACGGTTGCCTACTACACAGCAAACCAAACCCGCACCATTGCCGGCGTGTCGCGCGACTTCAAGATCATCATTGAAGGTAACGGTGGTACGCTTGAGCAGATTTACGCCAAGGTGCAGTACATGCTGCGCCAAGGAACTGACATCAACACGGGCGGCACAGCAGGCACTAAACTCGGGAAAATTCAGGATGAACTACTCAAGTTCGTGGGCGACACCTTAGTCACTTCCCAGTCCGTCTACATCGACGACGTACTCCCAGCGGACAGCAACCGGGTAGAGTTCTACGACGACACTAACACTTTGCGCGTCAACAACTACACATCCGCGGGTACGCTTAACTTCAATGGCGTGCTTGTTGGCGCGGGTTCCAGCTACCGCCTGATGTACACATCTCCAACAGGTGCGGGCAATGACTACGGCGAGGCTGGCGCCATCACAGTCAACAACGCAGCCGGCACACCCATCACAGGAACCATAAGCGCTGCATCTATTGCGTTTGACTTCGATTGGAACGGCAACACCCAAGGCGGCTATGCAGGTTCTACCCCGCGCCCTGTAACGCTGATCGGCATTCGACCAGGCACTGGAAAGTTCGCTGTGGCAACTGGCACGATCACGCAGAGCAAGTCAATCAGCTTATCTCTGGTTGCAGAGCAAGACCGCGTGTATGCCTAAGCCATGGCAATCACCATCGATCCATCCGCCAAGCGATTCATACTAGACGGCACGAGCGTTACTGCAAAGGCGCTCTATGTCGCTTGGGTGGATTGGATGGCCGTGTCTGACAATGCGAAGTATCTTCCGGCGTTTCGTACCGCTGGAGGCGACGACTTGGGCGGTGGGCTGTCAATTCCACCATACTACTTTTTGCAGAATGGCTGGCGAGTGCGCCCGATTGAAGCGAATCAAACGCTGGTAATCGACGGCAACTTGTTTGTTGACGGCGGCGGCGATCCAGTCGTGCCGACTCTTGGGGTTTATCAAGTGTTGGTGAAAAGCGTCGTCCCCGTGCAGGCGCAGGGTATCAGCACATCCGGCAGCACTGGCCCAACAGCCTCAGAGATCGCGCTCGCAGTATTGGCTGCAATGAATGATACGCCTCCGAGTGTCAACATGACGCAAGTCAAGGGCCAGGCTATATCAGGCAGCGGCTCAGAATCAGATCCATGGGGTCCTTAGATGGCATCGGCTTGGGGACTATCGTTTGGCAATGCTTGGGGTAACTCTTGGGGCGCTACTCAGATCGTCGTTAAAGGCGGCGGGAGTGGTAAGAAAAAGCGCGGATGGGCTAACGAGCGTGCACAGTTTGAGCTATCGCACGAGGTCATAAAAGCCAAGCAAGTATTCGAGGAAAGCACAGACGAAACCATCCAGGCTATCGTCGAACAAATAGACGACTACACGCATGAGCGCGAACAGTTTGAAGCATTACAGATTGAATTTGCTCTATTACAATCACGTCTATATAATGATTCGTCATATAGTGCAGACTTAAGACAAGCGGCACTAACGCTACAGGAATTTATACAGGATGAGCAGGACGCAATTGACTTGCTTATGCTGATGGAAGATTTTGACGCGAGATGCGTCATCACGGCAACCACCCAGCCGTTTAAAGTGGTGAGTTAGATGGGGACTTGATCAATGGAAGAAACAGAAACAGAGCCGCAGGAAGTTATCGAAGTTGAAACCGAACCAACGGAAGTTGAAGCGGTAGAGACGGTTGACGACGATGTGGTGGTTTCGATTGGTGAGGAAACTCCGCCTCCCGAAGATGAGCAGGCCCGGGCACCTGAATGGGTGCGCGAATTGAGAAAGCAGCATAGGGAACTTCAGAAAAAGAACCGTGAACTGGAAGCAAAGCTATCGACCCCACCCGCTGAGAAAAAGCCAGCGCTAGGAAAGAAGCCCACCCTTGAGGAACACGATTACGAAACTGAAAAGTTCGAGCAAGCGTTAGAGGCATGGTATGAGCGGAAACGTTCACACGATGAGGAAAACGTCAAGATTGAAGCTGCGGCGAAAGCACAGCAACAAGAATGGCAAGCTAAGTTGGATAACTACGGCAAAGCGAAAGCAGAGCTAAAAGTTAAAGATTACGAAGACGCTGAAGCATACGTGCAAGATGCGTTTGATGTAACCCAACAAGGCGTGATTTTGCAAGGAGCAGAGAACCCCGCGCTGCTTGTGTACGCATTGGGCAAAAACCCAAAACGTGCGCAGGAACTGCAATCTATCAAAGACCCCGTGAAGTTTGCTTTTGCGGTAGCGAAACTGGAGACTCAATTGAAGGTAACGAACCGAAACAAAGCAGCCCCACCTCCTGAGAAACCCGTGAATGGTAATTCTCGAATCTCTGGATCAGTGGATTCCACACTTGAACGACTACGGGCTGATGCCGAAAAGTCAGGCAATTACACCAAAGTGATCGCCTACAAACGGCAAAAGCAAGCAACATAATTTTTAAGGAATTGATATGCCTAACGCATTTAGCAAAGAAGAGCGCGTAGCTTTTGAAACCCTCCTAGAAGGCTTCCAAGACGCACTGGTGCTGTCCAAAGCAGTAGCAACATTTAACACCGACTCTCAGACAATGGAGCGTGCGCGTGACACTATCTGGCGACCACAGCCTTACATTGCCCAGTCTTTTGACAGCACTGTAGGCACTTCTATCTCGTCCAACTACGACGACATGGTTCAATTGAGCGTACCCGCCACGCTCGGATTTAGCAAAACATCCGCATGGAAGTTGAACGCTAAAGAGTTGCGCGATGCGTTGCAAGAAGGCCGTTTGGGTGACGCTGCCAAGCAAAAACTGGCAAGCGATATTAACGTGGCAGTTATGAACGTGGCCGCAACTCAAGGCACTTTGGTTGTCGCAACCGCTGGCGCTGCTGGTGACTATGACGATGTAGCTTTGTGCGACACCATCATGAACGAGCAGGGCATTCCGAACTATGACCGCTATCTGGCATTGTCTAGCCGTGATTACAACGGTTTGGCAGGCAATTTGGCAGCGTCTACACGTTCGTTCGGTAATGCTAAGTCTGACAAGGCCTATGAGCGCTCCTACGTTGGCATGGTTGCAGGTTTTGAGACCTACAAACTTGACTACGCACAGCGCATCGCAGCTAAGGCAGGCTCTGCAACTATCGCTACCAACGGTGCGCAAGTTCGATTCGTTCCCGCTGCCACTACTAACTCGGTAGCAGGAAAGCTGAACGTTGACAACCGCTTCCAACAGGTTACCGTATCGGCTACCGCTGGTATCGTTGCTGGCGATGCGTTTACCGTTGCTGGTATCGAGGCAGTGCACCACATCACCAAGTCGTCTACTGGCCAGCTTAAGACCTTCCGAGTTATCTCGGTTGACTCTGGCACCACAATGACGATCAGCCCCCCGATGATTGGCGCTAACTCTGCCCCAACGGATGCTGAACTGGCATACAAGAACATCAACGTGGCAAGCACATCCGCTACCGCTGCAATCGTGTTCTTGAACAACAACGCAACGAGCATTAACCCATTCTGGCAAAAGGATGCAATCGAGATCCTGCCAGGACGTTATGCCGTACCCGGTGACGCTGGTGTGGCGGTGATGCGTGCAGCTACCGATCAAGGCATCGAGCTGGTAATGCAAAAGTTCTACGACATCGACACAATGACCACCAAGTACCGCTTGGATACATTGTTCGGTGTGGTGAACAAGCAGCCAGAGATGTCCGGCGTGTTACTGTTCAATCAGTAAAGTGAATTAGGAGGGGCTTCGGCCCTTCCTTTTTACCTATGATTTTCCCTACTCACGTTTACCGCTGCCCAGGCTCTTACGTCATGACCAATGGGTTATCGTGGAGTTGTCAGACTGCGAATGACATTACCGAATATGACCAAGCTATCGAAGCCGGATGGTTTGCGACGATTGAACTAGCCACAGCCGCTGCGGGTGAGAGTGCGTATTCTCACAAAAAGATAGCTGAATGGCGCAAGAAGAAGCTCTCAAAAAAGAAAATCAAAAAGCAAGCCGTTAAAATCGAAGTGCCTATTAGTGATTCACCCCCAACAAGGGCAGAGCTTGAGCAAAAAGCTAATGAACTGAATATCAAGTTCGACGGCAGGACAACTGATAAAAAACTGGCTGAGAAAATCGAAGGATTATTGTGAGCTACACAAAACGGCAGTTTATCAACGCATCACTTGAGGAAATAGGAATCTCGGCCTATGACTTCGATATCTCTCCCGAACAGTACGAGAGTGCATTGCGTCGATTAGATTCGATGATGGCCCTATGGAACGCCAAGGGCATTAGGGTGGGTTATCCAATCCCCACAAGCCCTGAGAATAGCGACCTAGACCAAGAGACAACCGTCCCAGATTCTGCCAATGAAGCCATTATCACCAACCTAGCGATTAAGCTCGCACCGGGTTATGGGAAGATGGTTAACAACGACACCAAGGCAACAGCTAAAGACGCATTGAACACACTGGCCGCTATTCATGCCATGCCGTTGGAGCTACAACTGCCAGGCTCTATGCCTTCTGGCGCTGGTAACAAGTTCATAGATATTCCATATCTGTCACCGCCAACTGACCCTCTGTTGGCGGGTAATGACAGCGCTATCGACTTCAACTAAGGTTCACATGACCACTATCAACCAACTATCCAGTTTGGACGCACTGAGCAGCGGCGACCAACTGCCCGTATTTTCTACAAGCAACGGCGATGCTCGCAAGTCCAGTATTTCGCTATTGTTGTCTTACATTGCGGCAAACTTGGGCAGTGCAGCAGGTACGTCAATCACTCTGACTGATTTTGTAAAAACAACCCCCGTAGCCGTTGCAAGCCTGCCAACAGGTACAGCAGGAACCAGGGCATGCGTAAACAACGCCACACAGACGCTCACAGCGGGAATTGGTGCGGTAGTAGTGGGTGGAGGCTCAAATACCGTCCCAGTGTTCCATGATGGAACTAACTGGCGCATTGGCTAAACAAGGAGAATCAACATGACATTCGGCACACAATTTCGCCCACGAGTAGGCGGCAATCTGGTAGTAACCCCCGCAGCGGGTTCGGCTAACTCTGCAATCAACAGTCAAGATACGGCTATTAGATTGGCTAACAGCGGGGCAAATATCTGCTACGTGCGAGTAGGTGAGGCTGCACAAACCGCAACCACTGCTGATTTAGCCCTATTACCTA